CAGCCTTGAGCGCTTCACGATCAGCGAAGACAGAATGGTCAACCCACGGATGAATGTCATCGAAAAGAGAATCATGCGTCTTGAGGTACTCTAGGTGATAATCGACGTAAACGTTTCGATTAACACGAGTAACAAAATTCTCATCGACTGGTACGGGCGCGAAGCCTTCTTGAACCAATGCGTTCACATTGGTGTGATACCAGTTGACAATCGTGTCGTAGTTCCGGTCTCCAAGTGCGAGGTCGCCAACGTCACGAAGACGAGTCCAATGCTGGTAGTTCAACCTGCGAGCACGTCCACCTGGGATTTGAGGTGCGTGAGCAGGCTTGACACGGGTCCGAGTCGCAACACGAGGCAGGTCCAGAGCGTCAGAAAGGACGACGAACGCGCTAAAAGCCCAGTCTTCGGTAATATCCATCAGGTGTGTCATAAGGGTCTTGAGCCTTGTGTACACTGTATTGCACCGACGGAGAGGCTGAGCAAGGAGCAAGCGAACAATGCCTACCATCTTGAATGATCTGATGGCGATGTTCTCCAAGAGGGAGCGAACAGGCAAATCGTCTTCTACGACGTCATCGTAGGGGTCCGGAGGCCAATCATCGAAAGGAGAGCTTACATCAGGCTTGTCATCAGGCCAGATCATCCAACGTTCAGTCACTTTCGTGTGGAGTAATTTGAAGTCGACCTTCCATGGAAGGAAATGGACGACACTCTTGTGACACGGCAGTGGAGAACCTTCGCGAATGTTGAAATAACCGCTAGGGCGCGGAGTCTCAGGCAAAGGGATGTCAATCGGCTTTTTCCACTTGTTGAAAAAGCGAGCCATTGGATCGACAACGACAGGATCGTAAATGGGCACGAAGATCGGCGTATCAGGAGCTGAACGCGCCGGCGATCGCATAACTGCTTCCGTCCAATTCAACAGAGGGACACGACCACGGAGGGTGTTCGGTCCAAAAGTGGTTAGAGAATTGAACTCAACTGGTATCTGGCTGCCGTCAGCAGCCAAGCGCGGCATACGTGCGATATGCGCTTCACGCTTTTCAGCTAAACCCTCGCTCATTGCAAACCGAACGTTTGCGAGCTGATGCGGTTTAACCCAAGATTCACCAGAAATGCAATTATCAGCGATCAAGCCGACAGGATCCTCTGCGAACGATTCAGCGAACCAAATGGCGCCCGAGATGACTGACCGTTTGACATTCTCGATCTTGGCTTGAACCCCAAGAACAGCCTTCAGACGACGGTAACGGTTGTAAGATTGGGACATCTTACTCTCATCAAATTCTGCGGCACCAAGCTGCTTGCCAAACCAACGTGAAGTTGGGGCAGCTTTAGTGTCACGAATCATCTTTTGAGATGCCGTTTCCAGACGCCATTGGCGACGAATGATACGAGCCTGATCAGCCTTCCGACGAAGCGTGGTCAGCACGGGATCGACGAGGCCAACACAACTGTTTATGAACTTGACAGTGTGTTGGTCGATCACACCTTCCAAATGATGGAGAGCGGTACGACGGACACGTTTGAGCTTCTCATCGACTTCTTTGCGGATATCTATATCTTCCGGCGAGAGAGATGCATCTCTCTTAACAGGCGAACCTGCAGCTCCTCTGGGCCAATGGCCTCTCGGAGGGCGGGAAGATGTCGCAGATGAAGACGACGAGGACAACGACGACTTGCGGGGACGATGCTGGAACGAGCGGGATCGTGGCAAGAACTTTTCTCTGACCTTGCGGCCAAGCGAGCGTGTGGATGGAGTATTCATGCGCAAGTCACGTCCAAGTGTTATGGGAGGGCCATACTCTGTAACAGGGATCGGTATCTCGGTCGACATGACGGGCACGTCAACGGTGACTGGTTCTATGATCGAACCGTCAGGTGTCCAAAAGTTTGGTAATCTTGACGCTACTTCGGCATAAGTTTCGTTGCGGGTTAGCACCGCTTCATCCCTACAAGGAGAACGCGAAACAGCCTGAGAGTAATATTGATAGTGGCCGCCTTCAACGCCGACAGCGTAAAGGCAGACCGCAGGCCAATGATGGTCCAAACGAGGAGGTGGATAGATAGGTTGAGCTCCGATCACATGGAAATACAACCGAACACCGAAGTGCTCAGCTGTGTCCCGTATGACCATTGCATTGAAAAACCTCTCTTCCGGCGAGATTGATCGCATGTGCTGGAGCACCTCATCCCAAGTGGCGGTAACACCCACTTCAGACATGGCAGCATGCAATGCATTGG